GATAGGCTTTAAATAGTGGCGCAGTTGCCTGTGGATTGTATTCAAAAGGCAATTGGTAGGTAATGAAATCTTTATCGTTAAACGCTCTTAATTCGGTCGCCTGTGGGCTTATTTCAAATGTACCGTTCTGTAGATTAATTAATACTTTGTTTTTATCAGAAACAGGCGCTGGCAAATAACTTGCCGATAAAAATTGCTTGAATAGCTGTTCACGAAACAAATAAAGACGGGCGGAATACTTTGTAATTCCCATTTTTTCCCCCGCTTCGCCTAAAAATTTCTGAAATACTTCTTTGTCAATTTGTACCCAATATTTGCCATTGTATAAATAAATGAAATCTAGATTTTTGGCTAAACCCCAATTCTTATTATTGGCTCGGTCTAGTATTTCTTCAATTGCCAATACTAAAAAATGCTTGTTGGTTAATTTGAAATCTGGCGCACCTGCGGGGTTTGCTTTGCTGGCAAAATCTACATTAACTATTTCTTTCAATAAATTGGCTAGTATTTCACTAGGTGGCAATATTGCGCTGGCTTTTGCCTTCTTTGCGCTGGCTTTTTCTTCAACTTGTGCTTCTAGTTTGGTAGCATCATTGTGAATTCCTTTTGCAAGGTTTTCATTAGTTTGAATATAATCCATATTTTTGTTCTGTTATTTTCGTTTAAAGGGCTAGACTGTGATATTGGCTATCGGTGGTCTAGCTTTTTTTTGCTATTTTTTTACTGCATTGGGTTTGAATATTCCCTCAAATTCTTCTTTGTCTACGTAGGCTCTTTTGCCTACTTTATAAACCGTAATAGTACCATTTTTCTCTAGTGTATATAGGTTGGAACGGCTCATGATTTTTTCTTTCACTAGCTGGGCAATTGCAATAAATCTTATTGAGGTCTTAATTTCCGTATTCATAAATCAAATAAATAAATATTGTTTGAACAAATATAGTGTAGTGCTAACATAAAAAGAAATAGAGTTATACGAAAATAAGTAATGAAGTTACAACTTAAGTTGTAAAAAAATTCATATCTTACTGAAAAACAAGGTGTTATTAAAAAAAATTATTTTTTGTTTTTTTTTCTTTAGTGTAGCAATGGTGTAGCAGGTGTAGCAAATGTAGGTTAAACAAAACCTTTGAAAAATTTGAAAACACTAAAAAATCCTAGCCAACTTCTTTGAAAAATTCTATTTATTGGCATAGTCCAATTCATTTATAAGGGTATAACCTTAATTCTGTTTAACATATTTAGTAATTATATAACACATTTTCAATGTATTGATTATTGTTAATTTATAAAAGTATGTTATTCAATTACTTATAGTGATTGTATTTTTCAAATAGGGTTTTTAGATAACAAAAAAAAACTCCCAAAATATTCGGGAGTTTTTTTTATTCCAATAGGCATATTTTCAAAACGTATTCAAATATACAAATTTTAATGCTTACTATTTCAAAGTAACCATTCGGGCTTGCCTTTTGCTGGCGCCTGTATTGCAATTTGAATTTTGTTTGTAGCTAGTGCCAATTCTTTAATGGCATCAGGGCTTAACATTGAAACATCAATATCGCTTAAGGGTAACGATTGGAACACATCGGCTAATGTTTGCCTTTCGGCATACCCTCGTTTCCTTCCTATGGTTTTCAAATAAAAGATTATAGCTGTAGTGTCGCCTTCGTCTACTTTGTCCAATAGTTTGGCTTCAACAGCATCTATTGCAATTTCCTTAATTTCTCGCACCTGTTCCCGAAATTCGGCATCGGCATTGAAATAGTTGTAAAACTGTGAACGGCTTATGTTTGATAGTTTGCAAGCGGTGGAAATCATTCCCCTACTTTTAGTCAGGCTTTGCAATAAACCCTTTTTTATAGTGTCCAATTTGTCCATTTTATAGAATGTATCGTATGTTAGGTACAACGTCCGAAAAATCGCTTGTAGGCTTAATTATAGGGTGTTTGGCGAGCCCTGTTATTATTTCATCGCCCAATATTTCCCTCGCTTCTAGTAGTGCAAGTCTTAAATTTTGAAAGGCTTCCATTCTTTGAATTTGCAAAGGTGTGGTGGCGTGAACGGTAAAAGAATAGCGGTCGGCTTCTAGGAAATCGGTTTCTAGGGCTTTGTTATTCTCAATAGAAAACCACCCCAATTTTGGGCGGTCTAGTACCCTTGTCAATATCAAATTGTAATTGTCTACAGCATTAGCCAAACGGCTGTAATTGTCGGGCAATTCAATTAATTGCATCAACTTTTCTTCTGATAGCTTTATTCCCGAAATGGTTTTATCCATTTTGTCCACTAGCTTTTGCCTTACAAATTGTTCAGGCTGTGAAACTAGGTATGTGAAATCATCCATGCTGTTCAATGGCTCTAGTTCCATTTCGGAATAAGCTGTAAGTACATTTTGAATAATGGTCTGTAATTGGCTGGCAGTGTCGTTTAGCTTATATAAACCAACTGCATCATGAGTAATAATCATAAACTAATATTTGAACGGTAAATAACTTGAATGAGAGAATTTGTTTCCTATTTGTGAAATAATATTATTCTCAAATAGCAATTGAAATACATTGTTTGCTGTTTCTACATTGGTTTGGGTTTTGGTTTGAATACTTTCAATAAGTTCATTTTTGGCTAGTAGTGTATCGGTAATTATATGGCTTGCTAATTGTTCTAAGTATTCAATTTGATATTCATATTCCTGTGCTGGTGCTGTGGCTTCGGTTTTGGCAAATGCTTTGTAATCAAACCTTATCAAATAGTCGGCAAGGTCAAGCGATTGTTTCCTTTCGGCTTCGGTGGCAATTGTTTCTAAATAATCTGAAATTTCAAATATGGCTAGGTGCGATAATTCCTTTGCCTTGCTGTTCCATTTTTCAAACCCGTTTAGGTCAGGATATAAAATAATGTTTCGCCCTTTCAGGATAGCGCATTTATCAGCATTTAGATTTGTAAGACTGCCAACGGCAACCCAAATAAACTGTGGCAAATAAATGCTGGCAATTACAGCCGTTTTTTCGCTTTCAACTATAGCTACGGGCTTTGTAGTATCAATTAGTAAGTGTTCCCCAAACAAGCACTGTTTTAGCTCAAATTCGGGTTGTTTCAGGGCTTTGTGCGCCCAATAGATATGGTCATAAGGTTGTTTTGTTCTTTTGCCTGTGGTGGGGCTGTAAAGCATTATTTTGCCTGTTCTTATTTTACCCTGTGTGTCTATTTGCCAAAATACCGTTGCACCGTTCCAATGTTTTGAGGTGCCAATACAATAATTTTTTACGAGCTGGCTGGCAATATCAATTCCAAACAAATTAGTAAGGAACTGTACAAAGTGGTTCGTTTCCTGTGCTTCCAGGCTGGCATTAAATACTTCAACAGGAATAAATGAAACGGGCTTTTGTGGTGTAACAGGTGCAACGGTTTTGTACTGATAGGTATAGTTAGTAGGCTGTAATGTTTTGGTATCGTCAAAATATTGTTTCGGGGTGTAGTGGTAGCCACAACTACTTTCACGGTTGCATCTACCAACTAAATTATTGATATAACTACCTGTTTTTGAGTCGATATACATGGAAAAAGATTTTTTCTCATGCTGGCATTTCGGGCAACGGTAACGGGTATTCATTCCCCTGTATGGCTCTAATATGTGGGCGTATTCCCTCATTATCTGAAATTTTTAAAGGTTTTGTTTAACCTACATTTGCTACACCTGCTACACCAATTCCCAATTGTTGTAGTTTGTATAGGTTAAAAATTTACTTTTTTTCAGCATTTATAACCGTGCCATACTTGTACCTTTTCGTTTCATATCCTATCGCCTTCAATCGGCTTGAAAAGGTTTTTACTGAACAGGATTTGAAACCACCTTCAAGGCAAAACATCCTATATTCATTGAATATTTCTTTTAGTGGCAATTCCTTTTCAATGGATATTTGATACTCATTTTCCTGTAAAAACATTCGTACACTATCGCTCTCTAGTCTATATTCTTCAAGTGCATTTTGAACAGCTTCGCACTCTGTGAAACACTTTTGCTTTAATAACCTGTTCAGACCTTCTAATACCCAATTGAAAACGCCCGCTAACTCATTCTCAATAATTTTAGTATGCAATTGTTTGTCCTGTTCTGTTTCAGGAATAGTAACATCAAAAGGAATGATTAAAAACCGCCTAAAATAAGCGGTCGTATGTTCCACGTCCTTTGGCAGTTCATTGCAGTTAAAAATAAGTTTGGCGTATTGTTTCAATAGAAAAGGTTCGCCATAAGGCAAACGGGCTTCTACAGGTTCACCAGAAACCAGCTGTTTGAATATTGAGGCTTCTAAGTTCCCATTTATTTCGCTGGCATAGTTTACAAGTTTATTGGCTAGTTTGGCTCTGTAGTAACCGTTTTCATTGGTTATGCTTTGCAATGAATAACTACTTATGTTTTCACTACCTAGCAAGGCATTTACTATCTCAAAAAATACGCTTTTGCCATTTGCTCCCGTGCCATACAATACAAGGGCTTTTTCTTCTTTGATACTGTTATTCCCATGTTTCATGAATAAAAACCCTAAATATTCGGCTAGTACCTTTTGGCGATTTTTGCCTTTTTCGTCGTTCGGCAATACCTTGTCTAGATAGGCTTTAAATAGTGGCGCAGTTGCCTGTGGATTGTATTCAAAAGGCAATTGGTAGGTAATGAAATCTTTATCGTTAAACGCTCTTAATTCGGTCGCCTGTGGGCTTATTTCAAATGTACCG